CGTAGACACTCACCGGATTGCGCGGGCCCACGAACGGGTAATAGATCGAGCTGGCATTGAGCGGATCGAAAATGCGCGTTGGGTCGTAGAAAGCGATGTTGGCGGTCCCGGCGTTGAACTGCTCAAGCTCACGGTTGCGCCCCCTGGTAATGCTGACGCTCTCAACCATGCTGGTCACATCGACGTACTGAATGCCGCCAAGGGTGCCCGTGTTCAGCTTGCCGTAGGTGCTGCTGTCAAGCTGAAACGGGTTGCCAAAGTTGGCGGTGGTCTGGAAACCCATCATCACTTGGAGGGTGGGCGCACTCATGCCGGCGCGAACACCGGGCCCGAACGCCGCTGTGCCCTCTGGATGGCCTCAATGATCTGCTGGCCCACCTGCTCGGGGCTGGACACCAGACCGGCATTGACCGTGATGTTCATGCCCAGGGCATCGCCGAGCGGGCCATTGCCTCGTGTGCGGTTGAGCGGCACCACGGCCTCGGGCCCGGCCTCACCAATCATGGCGAGCGTAGGACGCCGAACGATCCCGCCAGATGCGCCGCGAGGAATCCCGGTGCCCAGGCTGCCAGTCCCGCCAGCCAAAGGATTTCCCTTCACGCCCTTCTTTTGCCAGCTGCCCAGCAGGTCAATCAGGGTTCTCATCGCGTCAACGGCAAGAAAGATCGGCGCAAACGCCAACTTCAGCGACAATTTGAGGGCGTCTAGGACGGGGCCGGCGTTTTCGTCAATCCAATTCCATGCCTTTTTCATGGCGTTCCAGAAACCTGTGATGGCGGGAATCACATTGTCGTTGATCCAGCCGGCGACTGCGCCCAGCGCGGTGCCAATGGAATTGACGATGTTTCGAAAAGTCTCGCTCTTGTTGTACGCCACCACGAGCCCGGTGACGAGAGCCGCGATGGCAAGTACCACGATGCCGATGGGGTTGGCGTCCAGGGCAGCGTTCAACAGCCATTGAGCGGCAGTCATCACGGCCGTGGCGGCTGCGGCCAGCTTCATGGCGGCATTGACGGCCAGCACAGCGCCGGAAAGCACGCCAATGGCTGCGCCGAGGATCACCACCACGTTGCTGTTTTCTTGCACCCACTTGGCTACCGACTGCAGGATTGGCAGGAAGGCGTTGAGAACCGGCAGCAGCGCCGCGCCAATGCTCTCCTTGGTCTCCTGAAGCGTGATTTGAAAGCGTCGGAACTGGCCGGCGGCGGTGTTGGCACTTTCCGACGCTGCGCCGCCTGTGAGGCGCGCCAGCTCGTCCTGCGCGGCGGCGAAATCCTTGCTTTTGATGATGCCCTGGTCGAAACCGGGCAGCAGCTTATTCAGAGCGCCAAACTGGCCGCTGTAAGCCTTGGCAAGCGCGGTGGTGACTGATTCGAGCGGCTTGCCCGTTTGCGCGCTCACATCGAGCGACAGGCTAAGAAGCTGTTGAGCCTTGGTCAGATCACCTGTTGCCGTGGCCAACTTGCCAAGCGCCGGCCGTAGCTCGTCATCGGTGACGCCAACCTGCTGCGACAGGGCGCTGATGTATGGCTCCACGGCGTTGAGAGCCGCTTGGTTGGCCGTGGTGACGCGCCCAAGGGTGTTTGCCAACTTGTCCGCTGCGGCAGCGTCCTCGGCTGCTGCCTTGGTGGCAGCGACCGCGCCAACGGCAAGAGCTCCGATGGCGGCAGCTGCAGGCAGCGCGGCCTTGCGAATAAGAAAGCCAGCCTTCTGGCCGGTTGTCTCGAGCTTCTGAAACTGCGCGATGCCCTTGTCGATCCCACCGCCGTTGAAGTCAGTGAGGATGGGGATTGTGATGGCCACTAGTGCACCATCCCCTGAACGACCTTCTCTGCCTCCGCCACTATCTTTTCGATGCCCTGACTGATGCGCGGGGCGTGCTTGTCAGCCGTTGGCCACAGAACGCGGTCGGAACGGGCCCGGATGTTGGCCCCAAGCGGCTTGCCGGTGCTAACAGTCTCAAACAGCACGCCGGCAGGCTCGCCCTGGCTGACGTACAACACAGCGTTCTTATCGCGCCGCGTCGAGGTCTTGACCTTCACGCCGGAACGGACCTTGGCAACCTGCCATGGAAAGATTGAGAAACTCTTGGGCGTCCACGGCCTGGCCATTCCGGAAAGCGGCAGCTGCGGGTACAGGCTCTTGGCCTCGGCAACCATCGGCGCAACCACATCCTTGGCAGCGCGGTTGAATTGCTTGCGGAACTCGGGATCAACCTGGCGCAGTGCCTTGATGGTTTCCTTGACCCCCACCACCTCTGTCTTGATCGTCGCCGGCATTACCTCTGGCTCTCGTTCATAACCTGCAGGATGGTGTTCAGATCCTTCATCGTGAATTCTAGGTCAGGGGGCCAGAAGCCTGTTTGCACCAGCACAAGGGCTAGCGCTCTGCCGACTGATCCCCTGGGGTAGGGTTTTCGTCTGCCCCCGCCTCGTCCTCGAGCTCCTCGAAGTCGACAATCTCGTCAATGAAAGCGTCGAACTTTTCGGGAACCGGCAAGCCCTCCGCTCGGGCAGCGTCCCATGCCAGGTACAAGACGTATTCCACCCTCGGCGCACGCTCCAGCACTTGGGCTGAAGTGTTGAAGTGGCGCTCAAAGTGAACAATGTTCTTATACCCGCCGATCTGAACTGTCCAGGTGCCGCCTGTGGTGGTGAAGCGAAGCGGCTTGCCGGTGTCTGCTTTAGCCATCTGTGTCTCCCCTCGTAGTTGCTACGGCGTGACGTCGCGCACCCAAGTACCGCCCTCAAACGACACTTCCATGACCTGCAGCTCGCCCACGGTGTAGGTGATGGGAGCCGAAGCGATCATGGTGTCAGTGATCTGATACTCGGGGTTATCGGCGGCGATGGCACCGGAGCTCTTGCGAACCACAATGTCCGTCGTGCCGTCGCCCAGGGCGGCGTTGATGGTCGCCTCGACACCGGACGCTCCGTAGTCAAGGTAAAAGGTGATGGTGCCGCTGACGGTCTGCAGGCCGGCGGTCATCTGGCTACCAGTGTCACCGAACGCGGTCCGGTCCAGACTGGCGTAACCCAGCTCAAGCGTGACGGAGCTTGCCTGGTCCTTGAGGTCGACGGTATCGACGGTCAGGATGCCGGGGTTGGAAAGGTAAGTCGTGGTCGCCATGACGGCTAACTCCTTTGTGTTCCGACTCGTACGGTCAGGTCATAGGTCGGGACTTCCTGCCCGCCCACTTGCATGACGCCGGGAATACCACGAATCAGCGAAATGCTGCTGTTCATAATGGTGTCGGCCGTCGTGATCAGGTAGTCAAGGCTGTCCTGGTTGCCCGGCGGGGCCGCAAGGATCTTGACGCCAATCTCAATCTCCGCGATGTTGCTGTTGAAACAGGTGAAGGTTGGCGGATCAACCAGCACCGAAATGGGCCGGGCGTTACGCACGTCGGTGACGACAGTAAGGCCCAGCGCCTGCAGTGAGGCCACCAGCGTTGCTCGAGCTTCCCCGAAAATGCCGGAAGCGGTCATGCAACCTGGCTTCTGTTGATGCCCAGCAGACGGTTGATCTGCCCGTTGGCACCGAAGGGCACCGGCGTGCCCATCTGCTCGAATGACGCGAAGGAATCGACAGATCCCCGCTCGCGGTACAGGCTGCCGGCGAACATGATGGTGCCAAGCTCTACATCACCGCCAGGCACCGTCGTGAGGCTGTCGTAGTACCCGGCTTCCCGCCGGCGGCGGTAGGCGTAGGCGTTGGCAGCCGCAACGCACTTGGTGATGAAAGCCGTGTCATTGGCGGTCGCCGTAGCGATGCCAAGCCAGTCGATCACCATCTGGTTGGTGATCCATGTGCAGCTGGTGGTGAACGTCAGCGTGCCGGCCACGGGCCCACGCGCAACGTCGGCGTGAGTCTTTGAGAACAGCAGCTGGTTGAGGATGATCACATCCGGATCAAAGATGTGGTCGCCCTCGTCGTCCACGCCCAGGAACAAGTAAATGGGCACGTCCACCACGGTGTAGGTGCCATTCAGGGTCGCTCCGAGCCCGGCGACGGTGACTGACTGCCCGGTACCTATGTCGGTGCCCTCGAGGGTCTGAACCACCAAGTGGTTGTCAGTGACCTGTCGATGGGTGATCGCGTAGGTAGCCATGGCAGTCAGTCAACCAGTCCGGATCAGGTGAAGGTGGCCTTGACGAACTTGCCCGCGTCCAGCATGCAGGTGGCGAAGTAACCGCGCCACGCCAGCGTGCGGGAGAGCTCCGTGGGGTTGTCCGTCGTGATGGCACCCTTCTGCTGCTCGTAGATCTCGTAACCGCTCGCGTCGCCCATGATGAGGGTGTTGGACGCGAACCACCGGCTGACGACGACCGACAGGCCAAAGGCGTTGCCACCGTTCAGCCCGGCACCGAGGACGCCGTTGGCGTTCATGGGGCCGATCTGCGGGAACAGCGAACGGCCGGTGGTGTCAGCCAGCCCGACGAGGTAACCCCAGATGTTCGGGGAAACGAACAGGTGGGTCGGCAGGTTGCCATCGCTGTTGGAAAGCACGTCCTGCGCGGCCTCACCGATCCACAGCGACCACTTGGCGGGGTCATCGAGGTCGGTGGCGGCAGCTCCGAACGCCTGGGTGTTGGTCGAACCGCTCACCAGGTTGTCAGCGGCCACGTTCTCGGTGGTCGCCGCGTAGATGCGGCCCATGTCCTCAAGGATCAGAGCCAGCACAGCCGGATCGGTCCAGTCCAGATCCTGCTCGCTGATGTTGACGTAGCCGCCGTAGGTGGCCTTCGTTACCTGAATGTCGTCGACCACGAACGTGCCCTGCGTCAGGGTGTCGAACTCGGAACCCTGCCCGCCCATGCTGGTGTGCGTGACGACCTTGGGGCGAATGAAAATCTTGCCCCCGCCAGGCATTGCGCGAACGCCAACGGCGTCACAGACGGGACGCGCACCAACGTAACTGTTGTACGCGGGCCCGACGATCGGGGTGGGAAGGATCCCCGGCGTGTCGGTGGTGCCGACCTCGGGCGCTGCGGCCTGCACGCGCTGCTGCATGGCCTCAAGCTCGTGACCGCCCTTGAGAACCGCGCCGATGTATTCAATCGGCGTCGGGAGCGCCGGCTTCTGGCTGGCGTACAGGATGGGCTGGGTCGGGATGGTGGCCTCTGCCTCGATGGGCTCGGCCTTCTCGGCATCGGTCATTTCCGCATGCTCCTGCTCGGTGTTGTCAGTGTCCTGCTCGGGGTCCTGCTCCGGCTCGGCCTCGATGGCCTCGGCGGTTGCCGCAATCTCGGTGATCACGGCCTCACTGAACGCCGGAACGGCGACCAGGGAGAGCTCGACGAGGGTGGCTTCCGTGACGGTCATCACGCCCTCGGCGTCGGTGGTGAACTTGATGGGCTGCGCCCCGACGCTCACGGCGTCATAGGCACCGGCCTTGAGAAGCGCGACGGCATCGCGGCTGGCGCGGGTATCCGCCAGGGTGGCCTCGAACTCAAGGCCATCATCGCCATCGACAAGCGTGTCGACCACGCCGCGCAGCTGGGTCAGGTCGTGGTTTTCGATCAGCTTGGCAGGCTTTTGCGCCGTGTCGAACGCGCCACGGGCGAAACGCACCTGCTGGCCATCCGAAACGGTTGCAACCACATCCCAGGGAACGGCGATGCCCGCGATGCGTGCGGGCTCGCCATCGCTACCGGCCTGCGCGGTGATCAGCGTGGTGTCGGCATCAAACCGGAGCATCAGTGCTGTTCCTCTCATCGGCCGGCGAAACATCGCTCGGCATGATTTCCGTGTCGGTGAATTCGTCGACGTACTCGTCAAGGGCGAACTCAACGTGGCGACCTCGCGGCATGACGTCATCCATCGAAAGCCGCTCCTGCATGGCGTGAAGCAACGGGCGGGCACCGAACAGGATCAGATCCTGCCGGGCCTGCTGAGCGTTGGCGTAAGTCATGCCAGACTGGTCAATTGCCAGCAGGTAGGCCGGAATGTCCATGAGCCGCGACAGCTCCTTGGTCTGATACTCCCGGCCCTCCACCAGCTGCAGCTTTGACGGGTCGACGTCGTAGCTCTCAAACGTCACATGCTCGTTTAGCGCGCCAATGCTGTTGGTGCGGCGATTGGCAGCCCACGCGGCAGCCATTTCGGCCAGCTCCTCGCCGCTCATGGGCTCGCCGCCCTTCTGCTGCAGGTAGCCGGCGGCAATCTCGTTTGACGCGAAACGCTCCGCAGCCTGGTCAAGGCGCAGCGCAATCTGGATTGCACGCCTGCCCTGGTAAATGATGCCCTGGCTCCCGCTGTGGAATTGGATCAGCTGCGAAACATCAAGCGGCACGCCGTTGAAGTCGACCTTCTCCGCAGGCCCGAACCACTCCGGCGGAGCGTTGTCAGGCGTCGTGCAGAGGTTGGCCGGCAGCCACTGGAACGTTGCCGGGAAGCCGGTGCTGTAGCGGCTCGTGACCATCCAGAAGGCGCGGCCATACAGGATAAGGTCGCGGGCGGTCTTGGCCATCACGAAGTTGCGGGTGGTGCGCGGATCGGGCCGCGTCATCCAGCTCTCGCCCTCAATGTAGAGCTTTTCATACCGCTGCCCCGTCCATTGCAGCGTGTAGGTGCGCAGGTTCAAGGTGGCAGCGACCGTGGAGAGCAGGGAGATTGCCCTGGCCACGGTCGGAACGCTCAACGCTGCTTCCTCGAGGGCTCCGACGCTGTACCCAAGGAAGTTACCCGGTTGCGGAGCGCCCGCAGCTGCCGCGATGGGTGCTGATGCCATCGCAGGAGTTGCCTTCACCTTCGGCTTGAACAGCTCCATAAGTAAAGCGTGCCTTTCGATGTAAGTGAAAGCAAGGCTTACGCGATAAGTATACGATTTGATGCCCATGAAGCGCGGGGGGAGACACCGGCCGCGCCCCATGGACGCTGATAAGGCTACTAACCGAACGCGATAGCAGGCTTTGACCGCTGCGCCGGACGCGCCACCAGTGACGTTGCGAACACCAGGCAACGAGCCAATGTGATCGGGCCCGAGCTCTTTTGCGACGAGAGGGCATAGCCGCGTTGGGTACGCACGCCAACGGCCCGGTCAACATGCTCGGCCAGCATCTGCTCGCCGGTGTGGATGATGCGGCCTTCCATGATCAGCTGCCGGATCGTTCCGGTGTGCGTCGCCAGCTCGGCGTAGCCCACCTGCACCTTCTTGCGTTCGAGCTCGGGCGGCGCAATGTCAAACAGCGATGGTGTCAGGGCAATGGCATCGCAGGTGGTGGCCGCCTCACCGATGCTGCGCCAGCACTGCGCAAGCGAATCCGCAAGAAACTCCACGGTGACACCAATACGGTCATCACCAACGCGCTGCGCCCTTACGCCGCAATAGAGCGACTCGTCAATGGACGAATCCACAGCCAGCACGCCGCCGGCGGGGATTTCGTCAACTTTGAGGCTGTCAAACAGTCCAGGGGGAAGCCATGACCGCTCGGAGCTGATCCAGATGTTCAGCGACGCCCGCAGAAACGCGGCCTTGTCCACCTGCTCGGACTCGTCGCGCAGTACGTCGGGCTCGAGCGTGTAGCCAATTGCTGGGTTGGCCATTTTCCAGACCTCGGGCGAGCTCATGGGGTCGATGCCAGGCGGTACAGACCATTCGGCCATGTACAGCTTGGTGCTCTTGCCCTCGTCAATGGCGCGTAGCCCTTCCTCGCGCATCTGCAACATGGCGTGAGAATCCTCGGTGCCGGCGGTTGACCAGCATGAGAGCAGCGGCGATTTCATCACGCGCTGGGATGGCAAGGCACCATTCAGCAGTACGTCGCGGCTGATGCCCCAAACCTCGTCGGCCACAATGTACGTCGGGGAAAAGCCGTGGAAAGCCTTGGGCGTTGCGGCTTGCACCAACCACCTGGTGCCGTCAGGCATGATCGCTTCATTGCGGCCGTAGCTCCACTTGACCTTTGCGCCCCATTCCTCCTTGAGAATCGGCGCGATGGCCTCAAAGATTTCCACAGCCAGGTCGAGCTGATGCGCGGTGTTGATAACCATGATGGGCTCGCCCCTGCGCTTTGGTTCTTGTGTGCAGGCCCACCCCACCAACGCTTTCAGCGCCATGGTCTTGCCGTTCTGCCTAGCGACTGACACCAACGACCGCCGGCGAACAAGATTGCCCGCCTCGTCATGCTCAAGCTGACCAGAAAGCGCGAGCAGCTGCCACGGCATGAGGTCAACGCCAAGGTATTGCTTTGCCCAGGCACCAACCTGTGGCCCGTAGCTCCCGCCCCCCAATGTCGGCGTTGACAATCGCGGAGGAATGGCAATGCCTTCGCCCAGATCAGGCCCGATCAGATCCACTCCGTCTGATCTTGGCTTGTCCAAGCCGTTTTCGGATAT